CTTCCGTTTGATAAAGGGAACCCCCTTTGACTAGAGGGTTCCCCTTAGTTGTTAACATTAAGGATTAGTTGTGATGGCGAAAGACTTCGGAGTTCGTACACAGAAATCCACCAAGTACAATCCTACCACTCGTGTAGTTCCTGCACTTGAACCTGTATACGGATCAACGATTAAGTCCAAACCGTTCCCCCATGTCCCCATTACCAGTGATGACCAATCACCAAAGAACAGTTTATTGACACTGCTGAAAACACAATTTTCAGAAGCATAAACTGGATAACCCATTAACCGCATATCAGAAACATTAGGATCCAAGATCATAATATCACCGTAGGTTGCGGTTCGTGGTGTTGCCATCATGTTTGCAAGGGCAGTGGATGCACCGACCCAAGCAAGGTTTCCTCTTAAAGCATTATTCGATGCAAGAGCTTTCCACATAGCTACGATGTCGGCTTGCAAAGGAGTATCAGCAGTTGCAAGTGCTTCGCTTGTGACTCCTGTGGTAGAATTAACACCAGTAGGAGCATTGGAACTTCCATCACCGACAAGACCCTTGTTTTCAATTTCCACTGCAAGGTTTCTTGCAATCTCATTTCGTACAAATGCCTCAACATCCATTGAACTTTGAAGCATGAGATTTCTGGAAATATCCGTCATGGCTCCGCAAGTTTTCCCATCCATTGTACGTGCAATGAAAGTAGGAGTGGATTCAGTAATCGCAGAATTTTCAGCAACCCAATATGCTGTGCTTCCAGATGAAATTCCAGGAATTGAAACCTTCCCATTAAGGCCATTTAATTCCGTGATTCCAAGTTGGCTGAAAACCATATTGGCACGAAGTACATCAATAAAATTCTGAGCAAGAACATCCGTTTGAACGGTGTATCCACCCAGTGAATCAGTACCGACTATCAAATCCGCACGTTCCTTAAGTTTCTGCCCATAAATAACATCAGCAGGGACGAAAGCACCTTGAGGGTCAACACCTGATTTCTGAGCTTGAGCCCGACTTGCTTCAAATTCAAATGATGCATCTTCCTGCATTTTACGATCAGCAGGATTTGCTAATGCCCGAATTAATTTCAACCAAGAAAAGTTACGAGTCTCCTTAGGAGTCAAACCAATCTCGTGTACCTTTTCGGCTGGTCGATTTGCAATTTTTTCAAGAATAGCACACTGAAATTCAGGGACAGTTCTACCATCCACAATGTATTCACGGGCTAATTCCTTTTCACTATGTTCAGCACCATAAGCTTCAATTTCTTTGATGCGGTTCAATTCTCTTTTTTGAATATCTGCTTCGATTTTTGCAACATCGACAACAGGTTCATTAGTTATTTCTGTTCCCATTTTTTCAGTCCTTTCGGTTATGGAAGTCTTAAATTCTGATTCTGATGATCTTCCAATTCCTACCGTTTGGTCGGCTCCGATACTGACAATAGAAACTTCGAAAGGTTCCCAATCAGTTGCACGAAATAGATTTTCATCAGAGTTATTATCTTTTTCCATTTCATGTATTTTGTATCCGACACTTACTTGACTTCTAATTCCGTCTTTAACGTCTTCAAAAATCTCATTTGCAACTGTTGATCTGCCAAACCTAACAATTGCTCTTCCGATTTTATCTGAATCAATATTTGCCCGTTCTACAACACCGATTACGGGCTCTGTTTGATGATTAACCAATAATGGTGCTTTATTGTTAAGCCTGCCAAGCCTAACGCTTTCACCTGTATGGTTAAGCACTTCAATACCAAATGATCTTTCAACTGGTGCTTCTGAAGAAAATGCTAAAGTAACTGAACGAGATTCTTCATCAATTGAGGATCTATCTACATTGAATGTTCTGTAAAATTTTTCTTTAGTTACAATATCAGTCCGTTCTTCATCCTCTTCTTTGAATGAATTCTCTTCGGTACTGATTTCTTCAGTTTCCTCTTCAGTTTCTTCTTCTGATTCCCTTTTGATTTTTTCAAATTCAATGACATAGGAATCTTCAGTTTCTTTTATTTCTTTAATTGACCGTGTATCAAGTTGTTTCATTGCTACCTTTCATCATCTTCTACTTCAATTTTTTCAGTGGTCTCATTTGCTGAGGGTAAGGATATTCCTAAAGATTCTGCAAGTTCTTTTTCACGTTTAATCTGTTCAAAAATTTCGACCAAATCTTTCCCTTTACTAGATGCGATTTCACTTAATGATTCAACGCCCATTTCAACTGCTACTTTATGAGCATTTATTTCTTTTAGTGGATCAACATACGACCAACCTCTTGGAACCCAAGACACTTCTTCAAACTTTTCTATTTTCTGCATTGGTAATGGTAATTTTCCTGATGCAATTGCCATTCGTAACCAATTTTTGAAAACAGGTTTACAGAAATGCTCGATCATAAAATTCTGAAGAGTTTGCCAAACAATTCTTTCTTCCATTACTCCTGCCCTGATTGAACTGAAATTGACAGATTCTAAATCAGAACTGATTGCGTTATATGAAACACCAAGTCCTGAAGAAATGCTTCTTAGGATCGATTTAACAAACGTAGGGAACGCATTGGTCGGATGATTTGGTGTGAACGGTGTGAATTCAACTCCATCAGGTAATTGTTGAAAGGTTCCTGGTTGAAATTCCTGAATTAAATTACCATCAGGATCTTTGTCGGTTCCTGTATATCCTTGAGCATCAGGTGAAGTAAAGAAACCCATGCTTGAGGATCCTATTCGTGATGCAACTAATTCTGATTCATGATATTGATGAAGCATTTCCAAACCACGTAATGCAGTATTCATCCAAGGAATTCCTCTTGACTGACCAGGCCTTTCCATCATGTAAACATGGATGATCTCATCAACAGGAACTCGTTCTGCTTCGCCTACGAAATTGGAATTTCCATTTTCAGGTGCATGAGTTAACTGATAATACGCTAATGGTTCTCCGAAACTGTTTTGTTCGATGCTCATTCTGATGACTCGTTTATCATCCAGAACATAGTTCCGTCTCAAATCAAACCAATCTCCTTCCATTACAAATAAGCTGAAAGAAAAAGGATTATCAGCTGAACGGATCATGCGTATAAAACATTCACCATCACGAGCAAGGGTTTCAACTACGATTCGTTGCATATCCCGCCAGTTCAATCTTCGATCAGCAGAACAAAATCGTTTTTCTGCTCCCCATTCTTTCCATGCAGATTCGATTAAACGAATATCATTTGTATCGAATGAACCATCATCTTGTTTTGCTTTTGATTGCAGGATTATTCCATCAGATCCAATCACGTTTGATTTGACCATGCTTAGAAATTTACGTGCGTAAACATCATCATTACAAACTTGCCGAACACGGTTCCGCATCGTTTGGAGGTTATTAATTAATTCTTTATCAGCCGATAAATCAGTTCCCCTCCAACCGTAGAAAAGATTGTCGTATTTAGCTGATGCAAAATTCCGAAAATTGAATGCCCTGCTTTTAGATTCAGGTTTTTTCTTCTTAAATAAATCAGTAATTTTCATGTCGGAAGTCTGGAATGGATGGTGTTGGTAGTCCCTAATCCATCTCTGATTCGGGATTCGTTGACCTCCTTCATCCATCGGGCTTTATAAATGCCTTCAAAATTAATTAAATCTTCAATAGACATTCTTGAAAGTGATCGGCCTGCAATTGAATAACTCATCTGATCCTGTGATGCTCGTCCCTCAATAACTGCGACCACGGCATCATAGACTTTTTTACTTGATGATCGTGGATCTGTAGTTGCTGATGCCAGATTTTCAATAATTTCCCACTGACCATGATCAACACGGACACGTTCAGAATCAGAATCTTTTGTGATGTATGCATCCCAATGATAAATCCCTACTGTGTAGGATGCAGTTGTGGATTGACCGACTTCAATTAAGTAATCGGCTCCTGATGCTGATGCACTAATCGTAATTAAAGTTGAACCAGAAGCTTCTAATCTGGCTTTGTAGGAAAGTGAATAGGACGAATTGGAATAATCAGAATTTAAATCTGATCTTTTCCATGCCAAATAGTCACCTGCTACAATTGGGTGACCATAGGTTTCAAGGGTAGGTTCTAAAGTACGGTAATTAGTCGAATCAAATAAATTAGCCATATCGTCGGTTCCTTACGGAACTGACCCAGCCTTGCTTGTTATTTCTTCGATTTGGTTTTTTATCTTTTATAGGTGAATCAGTGTCCTTCAATTTTTCAGTTAACACTTCCAAGTTAGGATTCAATGCAACAAAACTTGCAAACGCATAAACACGACAATCAAGTGCTTCATTTCTTCGTCTGGTTTTAACCCATTCTCTTTTGGGAAATCCCTTTGAATATTTCGTAACCACTTTTTCAGCAGTTAACATGAGAAAATATTCCTTTTCATAATTAAATGGGAAGTGCATAAAACCACGGGCTGGTTCTCCTATTTTTAAACGTGAATAAATGACTTCTTTAGCAGTGTCAGTCCCGATTGAAAATAAAAGACCATTTGATCGTGCGATCTTATTTGGTTTACTTATAACTGGTTTACCAATAATCGATGAACCTTTGCAAGCAAAAACTCGTTTAATTTGCCTTGGAGTGCAATAACGATACACGGAGTCTGTATGATGCCCTCCTGAATCAACAAATGCACTTGCTATCGTTAATTTAGTACCACTTGGATGATTAAAACTAATATTAAGTAAATCATCTAATTTATTCCATACTTCTTCATTTCCAGGATCACCGTAAATTTCGTCATAAATTAAACTGTATGATTCTTCTCCATTACACCAACCAACAACTTCAACAGCTAATCTATCATCTTGAGTATCTATTCCTGCGGTTATCAAACAAATTTTTTCGGGTAATGGATCTGTAGTATAATCTTCTCGTCTTGCATACAAGTATTCGTACTCCACACCTTCTCCTTGTTCTTCAAAAACTTCACCTAATACTGTATTCGTCCATGTTTTAAGTAAAAATTTATCTTCTTTTGCTTCAAGAAATTCACGCACGCATTCTTCCCATGATTTCCATCCTGCAGGAGAGTACAAACAATTCAGATGAAACCCTGCATTTTTAGGATTCGTGGTTGTGTTCGTTGCGATCCACCGTCCATTAGCAAGCATTTCTCCTTTATGATGTTCAGGGATTAACTCATGGCAGGATTCACACTCGTACTTTGCAGTTTCAGGTAAATGGTTTCCATCATCATCTTTATCCCAAATAATTCCTGACCATTTTAAAAATTGTTCTGCATTACAATGCGGGCATGGAACAAAGTATCTACGTGCATCACTTTGGTTGTACTCACGTTCGATTCTGGAAATACCTTTGATTGTTGGTGTTGATATTTGGAAAATCTTTTTCCTGCTGAAAGTGGATGTTCTCTTGATTGCCAAAGATATAGGATCACCTTCACCATTTACATCGAAAGGATAAGCATCAACTTCGTCCAACATCAAATAACGACACGGCATGGATCTCAAGCCAACGGCAGAATTTGCTCCTGTCGCAACAATGATTCCACCCTTGAATTCTTTTACGAGTTGAGTGTTCCCTGAATCACGAGATTTTGGATCTGAAACCTTATTCCTCAGAATCGGAGTCTCGGCTATTGTTGGTGCCAATCTCTGAACTGACCACCGTTTCGCTAATTCCACTGTCGGTTGAACAACCAATGTCGGTGCTGGTGCTTGGGCTATTATGTAACTGATCCAACAGTTCCCTGCTTCCGTTCCTCCTAACTGAGATCCCTTCATAAAGATTACCTTCTCGACTGCTGATTTCGGTGAAAGGCAATCTAATATCTCTTTCAGGTACGGGGTTCGATTTGTTCTCCATTTTCCTGGCTCCGATGATCCTTTACTTGGTAGAACCCTGAACTCATCTGAAAATTCACTGACAGATAAATCAGGATCTAATTGAAGACCTTCTGCATAACTTTCACGAAACAGTTGATAAGGATTGAGTGACATCTATAGCTTTCAAACAGGATACGATTTCATCTTTGATCAACTGATGAACACGATGCTCATCGGTTTCATTTGCGACCACTGGTGATAACCTATTGGGAACTGAAAGCAACGTGTCACGAACCAACCTTGCTTGATTGAATGAAGCATCTTTTACTGCTTTGGCATCAATCAAAGTTCCTTCCAATTGATCAACTTCCAGTTTGGTTTTTTTGGCACGCAAGCCCTCATGCATTGCTCGGATCCTGGTCAATGAAGTGATCGATGAATCAGGAGCCAACTCTTCAGCTAACTCAAAATTCTTTTGACGGTTTTGCAAACGTGGTGAATTTTGAACCCATTCAATATCAGCTTTTTCAGGGTCTATTTTGCCGTTTATTGGTGTAATTTTGCCTTTAGCTATCGCCTTAGTGATGTTAGCTGGACTGCATTTTCGGTGTCTAGCGTACTCAGAATACGAAAATAGTTGTGCCATTGAATTTCCTTTTAACCCTGATTGGATCTGTATGATAAGGTTTATGTTGGGCTCATGTGAAAAACC